TATAACAAACGTGACCATCGTTTTTCATCATCAGGATTGCGGGATCGTGTTGTAAATGAAGAAAATGTCAATAAACCTAATCAAAAGCCTAAATAGTTGTTGACAACTAAACAAATTTATACTATTATAATGTTATATATTGGAGATATAAAATGAAAGACATTCTACAAGATATCGTAGCGCACACTCACGCCCTTGGCTTCCTTTCTATCGTGAAAGTAGGCAGTGATAACGGTACGAAGATCGATTCAATGGCAGAAGATCGCAGTGTTGTTCTTACTGCTACTACTCACAATCCCGTTGCTGAGTTTACTGATACGTTCGGTATGCCAAACTTAGACAAACTTTCTCTACACTTAAAGAACCCAGAGTACAGAGAAAATGCTAAAATTGACGTGATTCAAGACAATCGCAACGGCGAAACTATTCCTACGCACATTCACTTTGAAAATTCAGCAGGTGATTTCCAAAACGATTATCGCTTTATGAACAAAGCAATTATCGAAGAGAAACTTAAGACTGCTACGTTTACTGGCGCAACATGGAATGTTGTATTCGAGCCTAGCCTAGCAAGCATTAGTCGTCTAAAGCTTATGAGCGCTGCGCACTCTGAAGAGCCTATCTTTAAAGTTTCTACTGATAACGGTAACTTGATGTTCTCGTTTGGTGATCAAAGTTCACACGCAGGTGAGTTTGTATTCCAAGCAGGTGTATCTGGTACACTTGGCCACTCTTGGTTCTATCCTGTTAACCAAGTACAGAGCATTCTTAACCTTAGCGGCGATGTTACTATGAGCATTTCTGACCAAGGCGCTATGAAGATTACTGTTGATAGCGGGCTTACTACTTACGATTACATCTTGCCAGCGCAGTCTAAATAATGAATACAAACTTAACTGAAGCACAAAACGATTACGCTATATTCTTACCTGCGCTGAGTGGCTTTTATGCCACTTACGTAGGCAAGCAACGTTTCGACGAGTATGTCGCAGTTGATCGAATACCGTCGAACTTTAAAAACGGTGTTGAGAGCCTTAACTATCTTAACAAAGATAAAGGACAGTTTCAGTATAAGTGGACGTTGTACTCGGCCGGACACGCAGATCTTGACGTGAACAGAGAGTCACCGAAAGAAGACATGGTTCGAAACCGTGATAGAGAAAACACCTGGGTACTTGGCGACTCGGGTGGTTTCCAAATCGGTAAAGGTGTTTGGGAAGGCGATTGGAAAGATCCTAATTGTCCTAAAGCACACAAAAAACGTGACGGTGTTCTTCGTTGGATGGATGCTTACATGGATTATGGCATGATCCTTGATATTCCGGCTTGGGTGTCACGTTCCGAGGCTGGCCAACGTGCTACTGGTATTAGTACATATCAAGAAGCAGTAGATGCTACACGTATTAACAACGACTACTGGCAAAAGCATCGTACTGGTGCTTGTAAGTTTTTGAACGTACTACAGGGCGAAAACTTTGAACAAGCTGACGACTGGTACGAACAAATGAAAGATTACTGCGATCCTTCCATTTATCCCGATACACACTTTAACGGGTGGGCTATGGGTGGTCAGAATATGTGCGATATCGAGCTTGCTATCAAGCGTCTTGTTACACTACGTTTTGACGGTTTGCTAGAAAAAGGTATTCATGATGTAATGCACTTCCTGGGTACTAGTAAACTAGAATGGGCTGTACTACTTACTGACGTACAAAGAGCTGTTCGCAAGTATCACAACGAAAACTTTACTGTTACGTTCGACTGCGCTTCGCCGTTTCTTGCTACTGCTAACGGTCAAATTTATACACAAACTGAAACTGAAGATCGGTCTAAGTGGGTATACAGAATGTCACCTAGTGTAGACGATAAGAAGTACGCCTCTGACACACGTGAGTTCCGTGATGCTGTACTACAAGACGGCATTTTTGATAACTTTTCAGACTCACCACTTAGCAAGGGACTTGGTGTTAGCGATGTATGCTTTTATGCGCCGGGTGATCTAAATAAGATCGGTAAAGAAGGCAAGACTAGCTGGGATAGTTTCTCCTACGCTATTCAAATGGGGCACAATGTTTGGAGTCACATTAACGCTGTTCAAGAAGCTAATAGACAATACAGTAATGGCGTAATGCCTAAGATGCTAGTACAAGAAACATTTGATCGATTATACTTTAAAGATGTTGTAGAAAAAATCTTTAGTATTGACGATCGAGAGCTAGCTCTTAAAGAAGTCGAAAAACATCGTAAATATCTAATGAGTATCATTGGCACTCGAGGCGCTGTAGGCAAAAAGACTATCAACGCTAGTGCTAACTTTAACAAGTTCTTTCAATAGGAGTTAAAAATGACAATATTTGTAAAAGAAGACTTTGTATCACACGCAGGACTTGATCTTAAATGGAAGATCGAGTGCGACGGGCTTACTGAAGATGATTGGGAGTGTCTTGCTCTTATGATCTCTGAAATTGAAAATCGACCGTTCTCTAAAGTAGTAGGCATTCCCCGAGGCGGGCTAGCACTACAATATGCTATGGAAAAATATGCTACCGGTGACTCAAACGATCCTGTGCTTATTGTAGACGACGTATACACCACAGGTACAAGTTTTCGAGAGTTTGTAGAAGAACACTACAAAGATCAAAAAGTAATTTGCTGGGTAGCATTTGCTAGAAATCCAGCTAGCCAGCAAGTAAACGCTCTATTTCAAATGGCATCAAGTATGTGGAAAAACTTAAAATGAACAGAGATTATGAGACTGGCGAACAGAACGACGTAACATTCTTCACAGGTTACGAAGTTGAAAAGACGCCTGCTTATGATATGAAAACACTCTTTGTAGTCGGTGTCCAAAGCATCGACTTCATTGAGCGATTCTATCAGCAAGAAGACTGTGAACACATTTTCTTTGGGGCTAATCATTCATTTAATCCTAAAGAGCACCAATGGAATGCTTGGGAAAAAATGATTAAACATTTTTTAGACAAAGATATAATGTGTAGTCTAGACTTGCCGCTTACTACAGCAGACGGAGTACTAGAAACTAGCCTAGTAGAGTATCATACTTTTATTCCGCAGTTTAGAGTAGTCGTGCCACATGTTAAGCAATGGCCTTACAACACTATGATTAAAATTGACGATAAAGATTTTAAAGCTACTAATGCTGGTGTTTGGTGTCATACACTACACGATCTTACTAGTCATCATTATCATACTGATTGGTCAAAATATAAGCTTGACAAAGTGCTCAAGTAGTAGTATATTAATAATATAGTAAATAACAAAGAGAAATACTATGAGTAAAATGCTTGCTAAGCGTTACATCTGGATTACCTTTCAAAAAGAAGGTATCCATAAATATCCAGCAGCATTAGAAGATCCTCTTCTAGCTACTGGCGACGAGTATGACGTTAGTTTCCTCGGATACCCACACCGTCATATCTTTCACTTCAAGGTTCAAATTGAAGTATTCCATAACGATCGAGATATTGAATTTATTCAGTTTCAGCGATGGCTTGAAAACCTTTACAATAAAGGCACTCTTGAGCTTGATTACAAGTCATGTGAAATGATTTCAGATGACCTTTACGACCAAATCTCCGAGCGGTACACCGGTCGGTCAATCACTATCAACGTAAGCGAAGACAACGAAAATGGTTGTCGCATTTATTACCCAGCTAAATTGGAGAACATCTAAATGGGCATTGAGAATCCTACTATCCGCAAAGTCTTTGACGATCTTGACAAGTTCCGTGACTACTGTCGTTTTGAGGGCAAAGTCTTTAACGAAAAAGACCTATACAAGCAAGACGCCCCGGTATGGCAAGCTTATCAAAAACACCAAGGGTGGCTTCGAGCTAAAGCACGTAACGCAAATAGGAATCGAGGATGACCGTATACATTGTTGATATAGAAGCTGTTGATACACGCTATACCAAGCAATGGAAAACGCATTTACCTGAACAGCTTCGTGCTGCGACTAACGACGAAGTAGTTGTTATTTCAGGTGGAGAAACGCCTCAGGCTACTACGCCTGGGGCTTTTCTTAATTTCGGCGGTACTAATGTATATAAGAGCAATCAGCTCGCACAAATCGGCGAAATGTTTTGTAACGGTACAGTAAAGAACGGTGATTACTTTCTTTATACTGACGCTTGGAACCCTACAGTAATTCAATTAAAATATATGGCTAGTTTGCTAGGCGTTGATATTAAAATCGGCGGTATGTGGCACGCTGGCAGCTATGATCCACAAGACTTTTTAGGACGCCTTATTGGCGATGCCCCTTGGGTACGTTCAGCAGAGCACAGTATGTTTAGCTGCTATGATCATAACTTTTACGCAACTGATTTTCACATTGACTTGTTTGCTGAAGAGTTCTTTAATTGGGACGGCAGCGATCTTCGCAAAGCTAACCAAACTGTTGTACAAGTTGGTTGGCCAATGGAGTATCTTGAACCAGCGCTAGGTCCGTACAGAGGCATGACTAAGAAAGACATTGTTCTTTTTCCACATCGCATTGCGCCTGAGAAACAAGTGGATATTTTTAAAGACTTAGCTAAAGAGCTTCCGCAATACCAGTTTGTTGTAGCGCAAGAACAGAATCTTACTAAGCACGAATACCACACCCTACTAGCAGAATCAAAAGTAGTGTTTAGCGCTAATCTACAAGAAACATTAGGCATTAGTTGGTATGAAGGTGCTTTAGTTGACGCATTGCCCATGGTACCTGATAGACTAAGCTATGCAGAAATGGCAGAGGAAGACTTCCTATATCCAAGTAACTGGACTGAAGATTACGATTCTTATGTTCACTTTAAAGAACATGTGATAGCTACAGTAAAGCAGTACATGGAAAATTATGATACATTTTTGCCCTTGCTAGAAAAACAAAAAGCAAAACTAGAATCATTCTTTACAGGAGATAAACTTTATGACCAAATTAAACAACGTTGAAGCAGGATCCATATCACTGCCTATAGCCAACGGTGATGTAACTATTGACATGACTACTATTAAAAACTTTACAGAATCACTAACTTCAGCTAGTAGTAGTATGTCATCTATAACAGCGTCAACTTACACTAACGGTGCATGGCTTACGTCTGCTTCTAGTAGTATGTCTTACGACGACATATATTTAAATGACCAGCAGTTGTGGGAAGAACGTATGCCTAGCGTAAACGAAGTTACCGCAATGGCTGGAGAGTATCCTGCGTTTGCAAAAGCATACGAAATATTTCGTACTGCTTACAATTTAGTTATCGATGATTGGAATAACAAAGATGAATAAAAAACATTTTAACTGGGATGCTATTACAAGCATGACAATGAAAATTGCTAGTCAAGTTCGCAAAAGCAACTGGCAGCCTGACTACATTGTGGGACTCACAAGAGGCGGACTTATGCCAGCAGTCTTACTATCACACGAACTAGGTATTCCATGCGAAACTCTTAAAGTAGCGTTGCGAGACGGCGAAGTACAAGAATCTAAAACATGGATGGCCGAAGATGCGTACGACGGCAAAAAGATTCTTATTGTCGACGACATCAACGACACCGGCAACACGCTTCTTTGGATCCAAGAAGACTGGCGTAGTAGCTGCTACCCGGGAAACGATCGTTGGGAAGATGTATGGGGAAACAATGTGCGGGTTGCTGTATTACATGACAACATGCCTAGTAAGTTTTCAAACGTGACATACGTAGCAAGCGAAATCGACAAAGCTCGCGACCCTGTGTGGATTGTATATCCATGGGAAAAAGATGAAACTTAAAGTATTACAGTGGGAATCAAACGGATTTCTTGATCAGTTTACTCGAGAATATTGGGACAGTGTTAGTAATAGAGTTGATCTAATTAACATGTCCCGTGTTCCCGAGTATCACTTTGATTCAATTATTGATCAATTTCCTTACTTCCACTGTATAAAGCAGAACGAACGAGACGACGGATTGTATATTGTTACTGCGTCAAAGCACAATATTTTATCTAATGTTAAAAAGATCAAACTACCAGCATACACTAAAGTAAAGCATTTAATGCCCGGCGCTGGCAGTGTTGCTATTAGCTACTACATCGAAAACACACAAATTATAAATATTCATCCTACCTTTAGTTCTTTACCCGACGGCATTAGCGATCAAGACAACATAGAAGATCTCAAATATATTTTTAAGGATATTGTAAAATCTCGAGACTGTGCTGTTATCGGAGACTTTCATAAGCAGCCAGGCATACGTAAAGAACACACATCGTTAATTAATAGAAACAAATTTACCAGTCACTTAGATAGCTTAGGTACATTTACTCAACATAACGACGGCGGAATGTGGTATGATCACAACGAGAAAACAGGCGAGCTAACTAAAAAAGAAAAAGCATGGAAGCATACTGTATTTGTAACAAATTTAGATCGCTGTGTTACACGGGGTGATGTTACAATTGAAAACGTTCTGTGTTATCACACGCCAACTGAAAATACGTCAAGGCATTTTGCTGTATCTTATGACTTGACAGTTACATAAAAGTGTTGTACAATATATAAAATAAAGGAATACTATAATGTTTGACGAATCTGATATTATTGTTCGTACTCGAAAGTACGATGCTTATCATGCTCCTAAACCGTCGGTAGCAGGACAGATTATGTTTGTGCCTAAGCGTGAACGCTGGCAAGATCTTCGTGACTGTTTTGATGCTGCTTACAAGTGGGGATATGATTGGGTAGAAAAGGGCTACTGTAAGTCTTTCCATATTGTACAAAATGTAGGACGTGATAACAATAACGTTGTTTATCTTGTACCTCGACAAGACGATGATTCTGTGGATATGGAATCAGTTAAAGAAATTTTTGACTTTTAGTTGACAAAAACCTAAATATACAGCATAATAAAATATGACATCCACGTCATTAACTCGGAGATATAAATGAAAAAATATGAAGAAATTATCCAGCGTATTAAAGACGCCGACGCTGGCTTTCACGCAAATGATAACATTACTAAGTTTATCAACGAAGGCGAAAAAGAACAACTGATTGATGATCTTACTGAAAAGTTCGAAGGTGTTCTAGACGCACTTATTATTGATCGTGACAATGATCCTAACTCGCAAGATACTGCTCGGCGACTTGCGAAAATGTACTACAAAGAAATTATGAGCGGGCGTTATGATGCTCGGCCTAATGCTACTGCGTTTCCTAACGTAACAAATGATCCTTACAAAGGTATGCTAGTAGTACGCAGTGAACTAAAAAGCATGTGCTCACATCATCACCAGCCGGTAAGCGGCGTAGCATACATCGGTATCATCGCTGCTGACACACTTATTGGCCTTAGTAAGTATACACGCCTTGCGCAATGGTGCGCACGCCGCGGTACACTACAAGAAGAACTAGCAATGGACATTGCTAAAGAAATTATGAATGCCACTGGTTCTGAAAACGTCGGTGTATACATTCAAGCTACGCACGGCTGTTGCGAAAATCGTGGCATTAGCGCACACAGCTCGTTAACACAAACTACTGTTCTTAAAGGTGCATTTTATGACGATCATAGCACTAAGAAAGAGTTTATGGATAACATTAAATTACAGCAAGGATACGCAAACTAATGGCAGCATCTAAACCTATAGAACTTGGCCCGTTTCATTCTGTGTACGATAGCAACTCAGAAGGAGTTGTTCGCAAAGAACTAATCATTTATCGTAAAAATAACCACTCCCTAGTACGTGAAACAGCAACTAGAGAATATCACAGCAACGGCGACTATCACGATTCAGTAAGCTCGTCGCCGATCTTTATTGAAGGAAAAAAATAATGGCAGAACCAGTAGACGTAAGCAAGAAACACTTTTATATTAGCCTCGTAAAGAGTGCTGTACGCATTGCTGCCGGACTAGCATTTGTAAGCATACTGTTTACTCCAGTAGGAGTTATGCCTATTGTAGCAGGCGGTGCTTTACTAATTGCTGCTGAAGTCTTGGGCATTCTCGAGGAGCTATAATGACAGTTTCAAAAAAACATCTAGCAGTAATGGAAGACTACTTTTATGAAGAAATGTACGATGCACTGTATTCGTACATTATCCGAAACTGCGATGTAGCAGAAATCGAAAGCATTACTGCTCGACAGTTAGTCGAACTCGATACTATGCTATTAGAATTTCCGTTACTCGATCGGAGCTACACTAAGTTCAAAGAAGAATGGACATCATATCAATGAAATTACGCTATTCAGAAGCATTTTATTCAGTTCAGGGCGAAGGCAAATACGTAGGAGTACCTAGTGTGTTCCTACGTACCTTCGGTTGTAACTTTCGTTGTATGAACTTTGGCACTGGCATCAAAAAAGATCGTTGGGAACAACATGCCGAAGGGCAACGCTATAACGCAGAAGTTAAAGAACTAATCGACGCAGGTGTACACCAAACTACAGAAAAGTTTGAAGACCTGCCTATTATTCACACAGGGTGCGACACTTACGCAAGTATCTACCCTGAGTTTAAACACTTCAATCGTCAAGCAGAAGTTGAAGAAGTAGTAGAACACTTGCTGAGTCTTACTCCAGAAGGCAAGTGGACTATGGACAATGGTCAAGACATTCACTTGATTCTTACAGGTGGCGAGCCTTTGCTAGCTTGGCAACGACTATACATCGAACTGTTCGAACATCCTCGAATGGCAGATTTAAAGAACGTTACGTTTGAAACAAACACTACACAACAGCTACACGACGATTTTTATAACTATCTTAACGACCAAGATCGCTTCGAAGTTACATGGAGTTGTTCACCTAAACTTAGTGTAAGCGGAGAACCTTGGGATACTGCTATCTTGCCTAATGTTGCTCACGAGTACAGTCTTGTTGACGGTAGCAATATATACTTTAAGTTTGTTGTAGCAGACAAAGACGATATCGACGAAGTTGCTCGAGCAGTTGATGCTTATCGTGCTGCTGGCATCGAATGTCCAGTATACTGTATGCCACTAGGCGGACGTTCAGAAGAGTACAACATGAATGTACAAGAAGTGGCAGAAATCTGTATGGAGCGTGGCTGGAGGTTTACGCCTCGGCTTCATATCTCATTATTTGGCAACGCATGGGGAACATAATGAAAGATCCTAAAGTCGAAGAACTAATTACTAAAGTCAAAAATCTGTTTAACGAAATTGAAATTATTAATCGTGAACTTACTAAGCACGATGTTCGTTACACAGCAAAAGTTAATCCTAACTTAGAACTATCTATGTCCGAATTTCAACAAATGGTAGAGTACTAATATGAAAAATCTATTTAAACGTATGATGGGCATTGACAAGCTTGAGGATGAAAAGCTCAAGCTTCTTGATGAGGTTGATCCTAAAGAAGCGGCAACTAAGCGTGGCGAACCTTATATTGCTGTAATTGATACACAAGTTAATCCAGAAAATATTAAGAACGGATTCTTTGAGCTCGATTGGAATAACGAGTTTATTGAACAACTAATAGATGCTGGGTATAAAGGTGAAAGTCAAGAAGAAATTGTAGACAAATGGTTTAGAACTGTTGTAACTCAAATGCTTCAAGAAGATGGCCAAACCGCCGATCGAGAGATGGGCTATATTAATGTTGTTCCTATTGATAAAGGTAAATCAGAAGTTTCTTAAAAACTAGGTTGACTTCTGAGTAGATATATACTACTATAATACTATGAGCACTTACATTTTAGTTGATACAATGAACACGTTCTTTCGAGCTCGACATGTAGTTCGCGGGAACCTCGACGACAAGGTTGGCATGGCCTTGCATATTACACTTAACAGCGTTAAGAAGGCGTGGCAAGACTTCGATGCCGACCATGTTGTCTTTTGCTTAGAAGGCCGTAGCTGGCGTAAGGATGAGTACGAGCCGTACAAACGCAACCGCAAGGAGACTCGTGACAAGATGACTCCTGCGCAAGCAGAAGAAGATCGTGTATTCTTTGAGATCTTCGACGAGTTTAAAGACTTTGTACGTACAAAAACTAACTGTACTGTACTACAAAACCCTGTATTAGAAGCAGACGATTTGATTGCTGGCTGGGTTCAAGCTCATCCTAACGATAATCACGTTATTATTAGCACAGACGGTGACTTTGCGCAACTGGTTGCTCCTAATGTACGACAGTACAACGGCGTTAGCAACACTACTATTACACACGAAGGTTACTTCGACGATAAAGGCGAACGTGTAATTGACAAGAAGACTGGTGTAGAAAAGCCTGCGCCGGACCCACAATGGCTGTTGTTTGAGAAGTGTATGCGTGGCGACACTAGTGATAACATCTTTAGTGCGTACCCCGGTGTGCGCAAGAAAGGCACTAAGAACAAAGTAGGACTATTAGAAGCATACAACGATATGTCTACTAAAGGCTTTAACTGGAATAACATGATGCTACAACGCTGGACTGATCATAACGGCGACGAGCATCGTGTAATTGATGACTACAATCGCAATGTACTACTATGCGACTTAACTGCGCAGCCTGATAATGTACGTGACGAGATTAACCAGACTATTCATACAGAAACAACAGAGCCTAAAGACTTGTCACAAGTAGGCATTCGGCTACTAAAGTTCTGTAACAAATGGGATATGCAGCGGGTTGCTGCTGCTGTCGAGCAGTATGCACCACCATTCCAAGCGAGGTACCAAGCATGAAGAACGCAAAAGAAATTCTAAAAGACAAGTTTTGGATCGTTACTGATCGAGGCGAAAATGTAGGCACTATCTCCTATAATAACGAACACTATATTCTAAATAGTAGCGAAGGCTCCATAGAATTATGTAAGTCCAAGTCTTCTATTAAGAATCGGTTAGGTAGTATCACTTGGTCTGCGTCAAGTCAGGAAGTTGAAGAGACTTCTTATCAAGTTCATGACTTTCCTGTAAATTGTAACCCATATAATAGTATGTTCGATATTAAGCGTCGGCTACCGTTGTTTACTAAAAGTGAAAAGTCTAAGAGCGTTTACTGCGCAGGCTACTACATTATTAAGTTTAACAAAGGATGGGTTAAGAGTTTCTGTCCTAAGCTTATTACTATTGAACGCTATAAAAGCAAAGGCCCGTTTAAGACCGATATAGAAATGCGACAACAGTTGAGTATTACTAATGCAAAAACAGCCAATTAACACTTCCCCTATTAGTCAGTTTCTTAGCTTAGTGAAAGCCGCTGAGTCAAGTCGACAAAAAGAGATTCGAATGGATCTAGACAAAGCAAAGAAACTACATTACTGCCTCACCGAACTACTCGCACGACATGCAGAAGACTTAGAGCAACTTCTAATGACCAAAGACGCTGGAGATTATGAGTACATTGATATCAAGATGGACGGTGGGAATAATTGGTAAACGATAAATATATACGTATATAATAAGGAACGAAAAATGAGCAGGCCAAAGCCCGTAGTGCTAAAAGAATTTACCGATCGGCACACCTATAGAACAGAGCAAGTACTAGAAGCTAACGCAATTTGGGCAGTATTTTATCAAGGTAAACCTTTTAATCTTAAAAGCTTTAATAGTTTAACTAACTACCCGGGGCCTAAATATAAAAAAACCAGCTTCTCTAATCCAGGTCATGCTCGTAATTTGGCACAACGCTTAAACACTATGTGGAAGACTAGTGAATTTACTGTAGTAAAGTTCGGTAACACTAACGATCATGAATAGACTAGCTTATACTAAGATATTCTTAAATAGCGCTGGTGTTAGTTCTAACGAAACTAATGTAAGACACTACTCAACTGAATGGTGGTATAATGTCCGTAGTAAATCAACAGGCGGCCTGAGACTAACCACTGCCGGGCGAGACTTTCTTAAAAACGATCTAGAGATACAGTTCTTTAAAATTGAATTTCCGCCCGAAACTAATATACAAAAGACAAACGTTCTTCTTTACTTAGATAAGTTTATCACTTGTCCGTATTATCTCACGCCCAAGTATATTCAAGTTACTGACGATCGCAAGGCTATGGAGATAAGCCTATTCTCCGGCGATCTTGAAAAGTACGGCTTAATAAAAGCAATAGAACGACAAAAAAACATTTGACATCTTGGTTAAACTGTCGTATTATATATACAGTTAATAAACAAACACACAGAGGTTTTAGCAAATGGACACGATTCGTACTTCTTCACCAAACTCCGCAAAACAAGTTATCTCGGCTGCTTTTGATTCTAAGCGCCCGTTGTTTTTGTGGGGCCCTCCGGGTATTGGTAAATCCGATATTGTTCACCAAGTTGGTGCGTCAATGAACGCCCATGTTATTGACGTTCGTTTGTCTCTTTGGGAGCCAACTGACATCAAGGGTATTCCTTACTTTAACGCTACTGAAGGTAAAATGGTTTGGGCTGCTCCAAGCGAATTGCCCGATGCTGCTATGGCAGAAGAACACGAACATATTGTTCTGTTCCTCGACGAGATGAACTCTGCTCCGCCAGCAGTACAAGCGGCTGCTTACCAGCTGATTCTTAATCGTCGTGTTGGTCAGTACAAGCTGCCAGACAACGTTCTTATTGTTGCTGCTGGTAACCGTGACAGCGACAAAGGTGTTACTTACCGTATGCCAGCTCCGTTGGCTAACCGTTTTGTACACTTGGAAATGTCAGTATCGTTTGATGACTGGTTTGAGTGGGCTGTTACTAACAAGGTTCATGCTGACGTTGTTGGTTACTTGAACTTTAGCAAGCAAGACTTGTACGACTTTGATCCAAAATCTCCGAGCCGTTCGTTTGCTACACCTCGTTCGTGGTCATTTGTAAGTGACTTTCTTAACGGTAACTACAACGACGATACGCTTATGGACTTGGTAGCTGGCTCTGTAGGCGAAGGACTTGCTGTTAAGTTTATTGCGCATCGTAAGGTTGCTAGCAAGCTTCCGAACCCAACAGATATCTTGACAGGTAAAGTAGATACCCTCGATACTGACGAGATTAGTGCTATGTATAGCCTAATTATTTCCATGTGCTACGAACTTAGCCAAGACGTTGACAACGATACGTTCTACGATAAGGTCGAACAGTTCTTAACGTTCTCAATGAAGAACTTTGATACTGAACTAGTTGTTATGGCAATGAAGCTTGCGCTTACTCAGTATCGGTTGCCGATCGACCCAGACAAGGTGCCAAGCTTCGACGAGTTCCACGAAAAGTACGGTAAGTATATTAAAGCAGCTCAAAACTAATAATACTAAACAAAGCGCTTGACATGTCGGGCGCTTTGTTGTATTATATATACAGTTAATAAACAAGGAGGATGCAATGAGCGTCGACGGTAAAAAGAATTGGCAACCTAACCCAGACATTACTCCAGAAGAGCTAGATCGTATGACAGCTGATGTCTTTGATCGTATCACAGTTGCTCGTGTTGGACTATTACTAAAGCACCCATTCTTCGGTAACATGGCTACTCGTCTTAAGGTAAAAGCAGCTAACGATTGGCTGCCTACTGCGGCTGTCGACGGACGCAACCTGTACTTTAACGCAGAATTCTTCAATGCTATGGATAACGCAGAAATTGAGTTTGTTATTGCTCACGAGATTCTGCACTGTGTATTCGATCACCTAGGCCGTCGTAACGATCGTGATCCTAAATTGTATAATATTGCTGCTGACTACATTGTAAACAACATCCTTGTCCGTGATAAAATCGGCGCAAAGCCGAAGCTGGTAGATTGTTTCCAAGACTTCAAGTACGAAGGATGGACTAGTGAACAAGTATACGACGACCTTTACGAACAGGCTGATAAGATTGACATTAGTGAACTCGGCGAAATGCTCGACGAACACTTGGATCTTGAAAATAGCGAGCACGGCGGCGATGATCAAAACGGCCCTACGTATACAAAAGAAGAGCTGAAGCAGATCAAGGATCAGGTCAAAGAGAGTATGTTGTCAGCAGCGCAAGCCGCTGGTGCTGGCAAAACGCCCGGAGAAGTAGCACGTATTATTAAACTGTTCACTGAACCTAAGATGAACTGGCGTGAGATTCTCCAACAGCAGATTCAAAGCACTGTAAAGAACGATTATAGCTTTTCTCGTCCGTCACGCAAGTCACAATACGGCGTAGTTCTTCCAGGTACTGTAAACGAAGAAACTATTGATGTATGTATTGCGCTTGATACTAGTGGTAGTATCAGCAATGAGCAACTTATGGACTTCCTCGGCGAGGTTCAAAGTATTATGGATCAGTATAACGATTACAATGTAAAAGTTTGGTGTTTTGATACCAAAGTTTATAATTTAGAAGAGTTTACTGCTCACAACGGCGACCTTACTGAGTACGAAGCAGCCGGCGGCGGCGGTACTGACTTTATGGCCAATTGGGACTTTATGAAAGAAGAAGGTATTGAGCCTAAGAAGTTTATTATGTTTACAGACGGCTATTGCTGGGGTAGTTGGGGCGACGAAACTTACTGTGACACTGTATTTGTTTTACACAGTAACTATGATAAGGACATGCAAGCTCCGTTTGGTGTGACTACACGATATGAAGAAGCGTAAGATACACATTAAGCCAAATGCTCTTGAATTGTTCGGGATTAGAAAAGTGTTCTTTCTTCCCGAACACTTCGAACGATCTGATATAGCCAAAGACACTGCTACATACGAAACAGAAGCTAATATCGAAGACTGGATTCTACAAAATACACACGGGCGCTACTATATAAAATCATTAGCTTTTGACAGAATAATAGTAGCGTTTGAGCAGCCAAAAGAGATGAGCTACTTTTTGTTAGCTTATAAATAATTTATACTGTCAACAATAGGAGTTTAAAATGACGGAAGAAAATAGTAACATTGAACTAACTGTAAACGATCTAAATATCGTACGTCAGTTAATCGGTCTAGCTTCAAAGCGAGCTGCCTTTGAACCAGGCGATGAGCAAATCGCCGCTGGTCAATTATACAACAAACTAACCAAGTTCTTCGAAGCTGTTGCTGCCGAGCAAGCAGCTCAACCTCAGTCAGCTGACGAAGATACTGCTGAAGAAACTGGAGAATAATATGCTAAAGCATGTAGGTCGAATTAAAAAGACCCAAAAGAAGTGTATCGTAGCATATCGTGTTGTCCCCGGTACAGACAACGAAGCTGTTGTAGTGCCAACCGAAACACTACTAGCCGAAGAACACGATGCTTTAATTAAGCTAGTCGAAAGCGCAGCTGGTCAAGAGTCTTACGAGCTTGCCGAAGCAATGGCACGTACCCGTTTGCCGGACGGACGTGTAATGCTCGCAGGCTTTCATACTACTGGTAAGATGATTAAAGTAACAGCTGATCAGGTTGAGATGACCCCTGACACTCGCACTGTAATTGATCTTGTTGAGCTTAACAATACTATTGCTCAACAAAAAGGTGTCACTGTAGCTGACCTTGCTCTTAAAGACCCTAGCGGTAAGCCTGCTGCTCCTGTTGCCGAAGCAGCAGATCCAGTAGACGCATACGTAGATCCAGCGCCTGCTCCTGTTCAAGCAGCAGCACAAGACGGTGCGCTCACTGACGAACAGTTAGCTTCTCAGTATCGTTCACAAGCGGATGCTATGTTTAAAGAAGCAAAGGTTCTTAGAGCACAAGCTAAGGAAATCACTGACAGACTTAAGAACGCCAGTGAAGAATAAACATAAACAATTTGAAGATCATACTGTACAAAGCTGGCCTGAAATACTAGATGATCTTCATATTGAATCTATACCAACGGATTATGTAAAGCAAATTAAGGTTACTTTTATCGACGGAAAAGTATGGTTAATTGACGTTAATCAATATAGCAATTCCGATGACCTCGAGCAAGCTATGGAAGATTTGTATGAAGAATACGAAGATTCCATAGAATCTCTTAATTTCAACGTTGACATGGACAAAATCAAAGCAGACATCGAAAAAAGAACTACGATCTTTTTGAAGAAACGTAAGTAAAGTTGATAAATACAGTATAGAGATATACTCGGGAGTTATCAATGGCTTTACAGATTAGACGTGGCACAGATGCTGAACGTTTGGCAATTACACCTGCGGTAGGTGAATTAATATATACCACTGACACAAAATTACTTTATGTCGGCGACGGTACTACAGTCGGCGGCACAAAAGCCGATACTGGTATTAATGACTTAGCAGAAGACACAACACCGCAACTAGGCGGCACCTTAGACCTAAATAGTAATAATATTACCGGAGTAGGTAACATTAGCAATAGCGGTAACATTACTGCTACGGGCGTTGTAAGCGCTGCTAGTGGTAACTTTATAGCAGCAACAGTTGGCCTTGCTACTGGTAGCTTTAAAGGTACGTTTGCTGCTGACGATAGTACTATACTAATTGACGGAGTAAGCGGAAAAGTAAATCTTGCTCCTAATGAAATTAGCGATATAGGAAACGTACACAACAGTATTCCGTCAAACGGAGACGCACTTGTATGGAATAATTCATTAAGCCGTTGGGAAGCTGGTGCTCCTGCTAATGCCGGTGACGTTGTAGGCAGTGTATTCTCCGATGACAGTACACTTAAAATTGACGGCATTACTGGCATTTCCTACGGTCCATTTGACGGTGTACTAAGCGGAAGTGTGTTCGGCGAAGACAGTACATTGCTCGTTGACGGTATTAATAATACTATTACCGCAAGCGATTTTGTTACGTCAACTGACATTAATTTTACAAATAGTTCAACCGGTAATTATAGTGTTAACCTTACCGCAGAAGATGGGTTTTCTAGCTTACAATTTATCAAAGAAGACGCTACAGTTGATCTAACTACTACTACCCCAAAAGACTACGGACAAATACTGTTTGGTCGAAATGATATTAACGGTGAACAGAACACCGGACTTATTCTTGCTGGTGAAGATTTCTTAGTTATTGGTGTAGATTCAACCGGTGGTTTTGCATCAGACAAAATTTTTGTATTTAAAGACGGTAAACTGGGCATTGGTAGCAATGCTACTCCAACCGAAGCATTAACTGTATCCGGCAACGCATCTATTTCAGGCACTGTCGAAGCTGCTTCGTTTAAAGGTTCTTACGCTCTTGACGATTCAACAACAATTATTGATGGTATTACTGGTACTATTACATCCGGTGGTTTTGTACAGTTTGGTAGCTATTCTACAGCAGAACGTGATGCGTTAACTGCTGCTAACGGCATGGTTATTTACAATACTAGCTTGAACGTATTCCAAGGCTATCAAAATAGTGCTTGGATTACTTTTACTACATCCTAATTAACTGGATCAAATGGACAGTATGTTGTGTTACACCACGCAACATACTGGTTACATGACTCGTCACCATTACAGAGTCTATATTGCTTGGCATCAAAGTACCACGGTACATTTGTAACTTTTTCCCACTGCGGCACTTGATGCTTAAAGAATCTTCTAACATCTCTACCTGTTGCTAAAAAGCCTACATTGTATCCTGCGTTAACTGACTTATTCCACTGCTGTTGTACTATATCAAGTGCTATGTTTCCGTATTTCTGTGCCACTGGGCGCTCAGACCATAACTTTCTAAACAATCCCACAACACCTTCTTTATAGAACTTTCGATGCTGTACTATACTACACCAAACAGGCGTAGAATCTTCATATATTAAAGAATAGCATACTATATGCCCGTCGTAGCTTTCAGGCTGATAATTATAACCTAGATCGCCTTGCTGTGCTCTCTTTTGTAAGTAACCATAATCATCATTAGGGTCTAATGTAGTAACTGCTTTTAATACGGTCATATGACACCTAAGTTTGTCATAATTTCGCACGCATCATCCCACGAGTATTTTTCGTCGAAATGCCAGCCTGCTATTACTCTTTTATCAGGGGTATAGTTGTCAATGGCGTGCCATTCGTCTACCCTAAATAACACAGGTTCTCCGTCGATAAGAGACGTGCTTTCTATTTGTGTTACTTCGCAATGATCTGCGTCGATATACACGTCTGTTTCGTGTGGTTCGCCTGATTCTAGTTTATACCAACTAGTTACACTACTACTATTGCAATTAATTAACGGCCAGTTAATTGACGTAGAAGGCTTAAACTTCTTTCCGCAATCTTTATGTACACCAAATCTTTTAAAGTAGGCGCCGTCAAATTCAGGAAGTTGTAAATACGGTTCGGTATGTAACAAACGGACTACTGATGCTAACTGCGGTATCCTTTCTTTAAACTCTAATATATCGTTATAGTTATGTTCTTTTAAGAACCTAGGAAATACCATATATCCAATTCTGTCAAATTTTTGTACATAACCCAGCTTGTATTCGTCGTCTGGTATTTGTTGTATTTGCTCATACAATTTAATAAAGCTAGGCACAAGGCTTGTAGCAGTTGCATCGTTAATTGCTTTAAAATTAATACCCATTAGAGTTTTTCTAAGCCTTTACCGATATAGAATAAGAAATCAAACT